TTACGGAGGTTCTCTAGATCCTCGTCATCAATGTCACCGTCTTTGTCGGTGTCCATCTCTTTCGACTGCTCAGGTGAGAGCTTCTTCTCTTGGACTACTTCTTCCTCTTCGGATGATTGGTCTTTTTGCTTTACGGTATTATTATTGGTCGTGGCCTTCTTGGCGTCTGCCGCCTTCTTGGCGTCTGCCGCCTTCTTGGCGTCTGCCGCCTTCTTGGCGTCTGCCGCCTTCTTGGCGGCTGCCGCTGCCGCCTCCTTGCGAGCCTGTTCGATTGTCTTACGCCCCATGTAGTCTCTACCTCCGGTAGCTACAACCTCTTCATACCCCTCTTCTTCTAGAACTTCTTCTAGAGAGACGAACTCTTGGGTGGCAAGATTTATACCCGCCTTGCGGAAAGTTTCAATAATAAGTTCAGCAACATCTAAAACTTGAACGCCTCCTTTTTTGTCCATCAAGGTTGACATTTCCGTTAAAACATCCCCAAGAATACCACTGTCACATTCTTCTGATAGCATTCCGAAAACTTCGCCGTGAATTTGTGAGAGTCCTTTGAAGGAGGGGACAAACTTAAGACTCTGCATATTAACACCATACTTGGCATTTAAAGTATCGGTTATAGCTTCTTTTAGTGGCTTTTTTATTTCAAAGAGATCGTTTACAAAATCTTTGATTTCCTTTTGGGAAATTGTCCCAGGGTCATTTACTTCAAAGGTTGATTCCATAACTCGGACAAGTTCCGACTTATTCGCCAGGGCTAAGTAGGGAATCTCCTTGACAGCGGCGACCAAAGCTTCGTAAACCTTCTCAGGCTTTGCGTAAACTGTGGAAGCGAGATTAGCGATAGCACCATTAGTAGCCCACATAGAAGCAAAGCTTTCCTTAGATTCTAGAAGCTCTTTACGGATAAGCTCTTTATTACAAAGCATCTCATACAGGGTCTTTTTGCTGTTAGGCTCAACCACAACCATACCAGAATCGTCTAGATCCTCCAATTGAAGTTTTGGCATATCGTAAGCGTGCGATACCCAAGCAAGAAGGCGCAAGCCTTCCATTATTTTATTATTTTCAAACAAACTCTCTGATTTTTCTGCTACAAACTTCTCAAAGATTGGAAGTGCCTCTTTGAACTTATCCCAAGTTTTGGTTTCAACGATATTATAAGTTTCACCAAACCGTGCTAGTTTCTTTTCTAGTTTGCGGCGAGTCTCATCAATTCGGCCCCGTGAGGAAAAGGTTTCCATTAAAGATTGGAAGGAGTCCTCCGCACGGTCGTATTTACTTTCGTGAAGGGATCGAACAAACTCAGAGACCTTGTTAGATGCCCTCTCATCAATTTTTTCGTCAGAGTAAAGATCATCAATCTCTGTAACCATGAAGTTTTCTAAAATTAGTTTACCTTTTTCATAGTCATATGTGCATTCGATTATATGATTTTTTTCGGAAATAAATGAAACCTCCGATTTTGAATCATCTATATTGAAAATGACAAGATTTTCTCTGAGTCTACGACCCAAATAGTCTGCTGCTTCATTTAATGATACGAAGCTCTTATCGCGGGAAACAAAAATATCGTTGAAATCCATAATGGTGTGTATTGTATATAGAATTTGTAGAAAAGAGGTTTAGAACTATTTAGCCGCTGGTTCCGAAGAAGGAGTCCCGTCAGGCGGCATTTCTACGGGTTCTTGGTTTGGAACAGGGGCTTCTGGGCCAGGAGGCTGCATCTGCTGTTCTTTTTCCATCTTCTTTGCCATCTGCTCTTCCATCTGAGTTTGAACTTCTTCAATATTCCCTTCGGTCAAATCGAAGTAGTTTTCATAAATCCAGGTATCCGGGAACAACTCTAAAGCTTTCAATGACTGCACGGTGCGAATCTTTTGCTCATCGAGTTCCAGTCTACGCTTCTCTGACAGGTCTGAGGGAGGAGCCAAGGTTACCTTTACAGAACGATAGATTGATGTCGGAACTCCTTTTAGGTCCAAGTGACGGCGGACAAGAACATTGAGGCTTGTCTCAATATCCCTTTGAACACGAATAATTGCTTTCGCAAACTTCATGTCTAGTTGGCTTAGGTTTGCCTTTCTTTCTGGGGATTTATCTTTTTCAACAATGAAGTCCTTTGGAATCTTCATAGCCGCCAAAACTTTATCCCTAAAGTACCTAACATCATCAATCTCGCTTAGGTTCTGCGCTCCAGGAAGAACATCAATTTTTCCTCCTTTACCATTCCTTACGGGAACATAAAAATCCTCGTCTGGTGCTGTGGCGTTGAACTTAGAATCTGGCTGATTGTAAGACTGACTAAAGTAGTCTTCTTTCTTGAACTTTGCTTTTTGTCTTTCGATAAACGCCTCAACCTTACTGGAAGGCATATTACCTGTCTCAAAGTAAAATACTCGGCGTTCAGGAGCGCGATGCAATCTGTATATAAGCATAGCATCCTCTAGCATTCTCAAAGACTTCCATGACCGTACAGCGGGTGCAAGGATCGACTTTCCATACGGATAGTAGTTTGCGTCAGAAGTAAACAGGCGGAAGTGGACAATTTGATTAGGATCTAGATCAATTTTGTTTTCCGGGTTTGCTACACCTACATTAGCTGAATCCATCATGCCTCCTTCTTTTGCAGAAGGAACCTCTTGGACAAACCCTTTTAGGTAACCATATTTGTCTTCCTTGCGGTAAACATAGTTAGGGTTGAGGATTTTGATTCTTTGAATCCCTGCATCCTCGTTGTTTATGTCTACGATATTTTCTATAAAACACTCGCCGTACTTCACGACATTTCTTGAAATATCCCAAATAAATGTCTCTAGCTCACAGCTTTCAAACAAATCTTCGACCATTACCTTTACGATATCGTCAGGCGCGTCAATTTTGAATAAGCTGCCTCCAAGATGCTCTTGAGTGCAATCATCTGCGTAAATATCCAAGGAAGCACCAATTTCAGGAAACTCCTCCATCTGCTCGTAATCTCGATACCTACGCTTTCTGTGATATTCAAGTTGTGGTAGGGTATTGTATTTCTTGCTGACTCCCATTCCCGCGCCAGTATCACTAGCGGTAGGGGTTTCGTGTGTCGCCGCATCGCCCCTTAGACTAGGAAGTGGAGGTCTTCCTGGTCCTTGTAGTCTATCCTTCCTTCCAAACTTCTTGCGAAACCAAGCAGTAAACCTTCCAGGGGGAGGCGCACCTTGCATTGATCGAGTTGGGGGGAACTCCGTAAAGGATTCCTGTAAGTTATCTTTATTGTTTAAATCCATTTGAGATACTCTTTCATTAAGTCTTTATTGGGATTTGCGGTAGTCGGCCCCATAAGCGTCCATTCTCTCTTTTTATCTAGTCTTTCCATATCAGGTAATGAGTCTTGAATATCTTCCATCAAAAAAGCGGCTAATGCCAAGCTCATTACTAGGTCATCGTTGTAACCTTTTTCTGCTTCTAGTTTACCGCTGTTGGATATAATAAAAGTAGAAAGCTCATCGAAAGTTCTTTTGGAGTTGATTTTTAGTTTTGAATTTGCGAGCTTCTCCTGCAAATAAGTAAGGATGGTTTCTTTATTTTTATTGTTTACTAGAAAGCCAAACTCACCTTTTTCATCTAACCACATATTGTCATACTCATGGTCTTCAAATAATGCACGAATAAGCTCCAACCCCAACACATTTCGTTCTGGGGCGACAAATGCTAAGTTGTATCTATTCCCCTCTTGGGCAATATATTTAGCAAAATCTGGAAGACTTACCGTATTACTATAAAACTCGGCGCATTGCTCTCCCGTGTACAAGTTTATAACATGAAATGCAGAGTGATCTCGCCCTCGCCCGTAGGAAGCATCCGCTGTAATCATATACTGAGCATAGGGTTCAGGATCTTGCCACACCCTCATCATACGATAATATTTCTCGTAATACTCCTTGCTAGTATGATCTCTTATCTCCCGTAAAACATCAGACTTAATAAAGGTGTCACCAGTTCCTAAGAACTCCCCTTCCACTTCTTGCAGCCAACCTTTCTCGCCCAGGTTAGCTTTTGTGGTCTTAGCCCACTTCTCATTGTAATCTGGATGTTCATTCCAGTGGATTCGTATAATGTGGAACTCATTTTGTTTAAGTTCTGCTTTCCTATACAAGTCATAATACAGGTTACCCATACCATTTACAGTAGAGATCATTACAACCTCGCCGCCTGTCGATACAGTGGGGTAAACTGCTTTCCAATAATCCTCCATCCCATCAATGAAGGCGGCTTCATCAACAATCAAAATTGATACTGGTTGCCCTCTACCCGCACCCGCTGGCTGTGATTTAATCACACTACCTGTGGATAGTTTAAGGGTATGTTGATTTTCTTTTATTGCCTTTGGTTTAAGCCATTTAGGTAAATCATGGTACATTTCCTTGGCTCTATCCAAGAAATCTGTGGACTCCCGCTCTCCAATGGAAACTACAACGATATTCTTATTCTTCTTGAATATGGCGTACCATAAAGAATAAGCAGCACAAATGGTCGTGATTCCAGCTTGACGAAACTTCCGAGTGATAGAGAATCGGTTCGCCATAATCTCCCTCAAAAGTCTTTCCTGAAATTTGTATAAATTGAAGGAAATACGACCTTTAACTGGGTGAGTGATGTAAACATACGAACGAATGAAGTAAACCGGATCCTCCGAACACCTCTTTAATTCGTTCCTAATTTCATCTGGAGTCATATATGTTATATACTGAGCCTTATCAAGTTTTTGTCCCGGTAAAAGGGGAGCCTGAGAAAGACCAATGGTTAAAGTCTGAAAGGGGCGATATTTTCACACAACTTTCTGCAAAAGTGAATAATATTGTTGGAGCAGAGTCTATGTTCAATGTGTTTGAACAGGCCAAGGAAATGGTGTCCAGCATGGATGATTCCACGATTTGCATTTTCGCGCACGATGATCTGAAGATTTTAAGCAGCGCGGAATCCATTGTAGAGATTATGGAAACCGTATTTTCAGGCGAGGACACTGGATTTATCGGATTGGCAGGATGCCGAAGACTAAGAGGTTCCGCAGTTTGGTGGGATGGCTTGAAGGAAATGAACCCAAATCATCTGGACAAAACTAACCTTCGTGGTATGATACTTCACGGGAATAGTATTTTTGAGATGCATCCTACTTACTACGGAAACTTCGGGCAGTGCCAAGTTCTAGACGGTGTTTTCCTAGCCACAACTAAAAAAACTTTGGATAGCCTAAATGTAAGTAAACCGAAATACTTTACTGGAGATTGGGACTTTTATGATATCTACTTAACATTCCAAGCAGATATGCTGAAACTCAAGAATTTTGCAGTGCCTATCTTAGCTGTTCACCAGTCTATGGGGGATGGTATTTTGAGCGACGGCTGGAAAGAAAATAGAGAAGCCTTTGTACAGAAGTTTGGGAAGTTTTTAGGGTAGTGCATGGATAATAGGTACGGTAAGGTTTATTCGTAAAGTTGGGATTTCTATATATCCAATTTCACTCATGAGCCTCTCTGTCTCACTACTAACTTCATCACAGTGAGCGAACAAGGTCCAGTCTGATACTTCCATCATGTACTCAAATGTTTTTTTAAGCATACTTAAATAATTAGTTGGCTTGGTTTCCTCGTCTGAACTTACCACAACAATATGCTCGCACTTTTTAAGCGCGGCTGAGAGTATGTCCTGGTCCATCTCAGAGAAGGTTTTTATGTAGTCTTGCGTGGGGAGGACCATAGTTACCTTTGAGTTCAAAAGAATAAAAGGTAAACAGTTCATGATTACTCCTGGGGTGGGACACAAAAGAATCTTTTTTGGTTTTTTACTTTTTATGCAATATAGTAATCTTCGGATAGCGGATTCTGCCCTACTAGAAATAAGCTCATCTAGACTATGAGGAAACGCAAAGTCTCCTATAATCGAAACCACTCCTTCATTTTTTAGTTCTACTTGTTCACTCATAAGGTATATTATGTTACAGTGTAATATGTTGAGGAGTTACCAAAATAAGTAAAGATTTAAAATTGTTCATGTGCATAATATTACGGCTAAGATTGTGTTCTCAGATAATTAAAAATGGCATTGTAAAACGGCTTTCTTTCCATATCGGGAGTAGCTCCCCAAGGTAAAGGATATTCGGTAGAGATATTCGATCCATTCCTTTCGTGCAACCAAGTGTAACTATCACTATTTCCCCAAAAAGCAATGTGAGAAATTTTTTCTCTGTGCGTGTACAAAACTTCGATGTACTCTAGAGCTAGGTCATATTGTTCTTGGAGTGAAGCACCAACCGTGCCGAAGTTCTCAATTGAAATATCGAACTCTGAGAAAGCAACCTTACATCCTATCGCATGGGCAGAGAGGATAAATGCTTCCAAATCCGCCGCAGTTGGAGTAAAAATGTTCCCAGCTGTATTTATGTGCGCTTGCTCTGCGATGACATCAATCGTGGCTCCAGCATTATTTAAAGCCTGAACAACTTCAATCGCAGCAACTCCCTTCTCGCGCCCAACCAATCTAAAATCATTAAAACAAATTTCACAATCGGCGGGAAGCAGAGCGCGAACATAAGCGTGATTACTCGCTAATTCTGATATGGAGAACACAGGCCAGTCTCCATCGGAAGCAATATAATCTTCTGGATCGCCAGTTAAGTCCTCAGGACCATTAATCGTTGGGTCAAGTATTTCGTTCCAAACATCAATCCATCTGACATTCGGAAACCTAGAAAGCATTGTGGTAGCATGAGACTCAAACGCGGCAACTCTAGATGGAATATCGAATACTGGGTAATCTTTTGGAACTTTGTCTGTCCGCAACCAAGCAAGGTTATGCATCTTAAAAGGTAGATTGTTGTTTTGGGCAAAGGCATAAGCAATATCAGCGTTAGAAAAATCGTATCCATTTGAAATTCTCGCGCCGATTAATACTGATTTCCATTTCATGAAGTTTCCAGTTAGCCAGCCATTTGACTCGTCTAGAATCAAACTAGAAACATTACTATCATTAACTAATTCTTCATTAGCCATAGTTAGAAATTGAAACGGAATCCTACCATCATCGTAAAAACCTTTTAGACGGTTTGGAAATGTTACTGATTTTGTAAGTCTTTTACGAATGCTCATTATTATCCTACGAAGTATATTCAAGGCACTTTATTTATGCCTTTCGTCATCCTCAAAAAACTTATTTAGACCCAAAACATTCAGGAGTTTCTCATGACCCCTTAGAACTCTGGTGGAGGCTATAAGGTGGTAGACTCCATATGCTTCAAAGGAGTCCTCTTGTACTTCGTGAACCTCAAATAAAGTGTTTTGGAACTTAGTAAACACTATATCCCCAGTTTTAATCTCTCTTCCTAGCTGATGATAGCAATCATCTTTATTAAATGTGAAGACTGCATCCTGAGTCATCTCAATGCCAAACTGCGCGAGCGGTTCCTCAAACATACGGGGGTCGTAGTGAGCATCGCAAATAGCTGGATTAGGATCGTATACCTTTAATGTATCCTCATCAAGAACATCGTCATAGTTGTCTGTTCCTGTGTATCGGTAAACGAGGACAGGAGACCCTGCTAGACGGATAAGCTCACTATCAATGCGATTGAAAAACCCAATATCCGGGTTATCCATATCATACATCCGAAAAGTATCACTTTGAGGTGACAGGTACTTATCAATATTTTCTTTTGATCTTGTTCCCTTGAATCGGTCTCGCTTCGCCATACCGTATCTAGGTTAGCAGTGCCACTTCCGAAGGGATTTGTTGATACGGCTATCTGGATCGTTGGCTGTTTTCTTGCTCGTGAGCTTCTTCTTCATACCTGACATTCTTCGGCAAAAGGAGGCACGACGCTTGGCTGCTTTGGAACCT